AAACGTTTTTCGTTCCAAAGTTATGCGTTACTGTTTTGGAAGTAACTGAAGTAAAAGTATCTGATACTGTAGCAACTTCTGCTACATTTGCATTTACATTAGTTAATGCGGATCCGTCACCTATAAAGTATGATGCAGTGACTGCATTATCAACAGATATATTAGATAGGTTAGCGGATGATCCGCTTAAAATAATTTTTTTCCAGTTCGGCATACCTTTTACTATGGTTGGTTACTCTTACGAGCCCACTTCCCTTTCGGGCCAATAATACATTTATTATAAATATAATGAAAAGTCCTTTAATGTCCTACTTATTTCTCTGCTATTTTAGCAAGCTTAGACATTACTTTGTAGAAAGTTTCGAACTCAGTACCCTTGTAGTTAGCTTCTCTTAACTTAGAAGTAAGGAAAGCAGCTTCATCGGGTGTGAAGCTACTCTCTATATTACTATCCTTTATTATTTCCTTTGGTTCAGGTTTTAAGTTTCTATGTATAGCCATTGTAACCTATTATTTATTCTTAGCTATAGATAAATATCGCTTCGCTGTCCTCATTTATAAAGATCGTTCCTTTACCTTGTAATGTAGGTTGTGAAGAAGGATCTGCACTTGCTGCTGTTTCTATATTACCTATCTTAGAAGTTGCTGTTGCTGTAGTAGCACTAGATGAAATAGGTGTTGAGAACCCAAATACATCTGTATCATTATCCCAAAATATAGCATGTCCAATGTTTGCTGCGGAACCTGATACTGAACCTCCGAATACTATACCGGAATCTCCATCTTGGCTTCCTGAGTTAACTAATATAAATTTATCTTCTACATTTAAGTTACTTACCTGTGCTTCAAAAGTATTACCTGTTACCGTTAAATCTCCATTTACTGTTAAGTTAGTAAACGATGGTGAATCGTCAGTTCCAAGAGCGTTAACATTAACTGCAGCACCGTTCAAAGTAATTTGTCCCTGTGCAGCACCTTCTGCTGAAGCAGATATTAATGCTGGTTTATTAGTTATATCGTCGAAGTCAGTTGATATACCTGCTATATCAGTAGCTATACTTGCACTTAAAGCTGTAGATGATCCAGATATATCAGCTGCAATTTGAGCTGAACCTGAAAGTAGAGCTCCGCCTGCTGTAATTTGTATTTGATTATCTGATACTACTGTGCTTAACCCATTAGCTCCTGCAAACGTTAAAGTTTCACCTGTCGTATAGGTATCGTTAGTTCCACTATCGGCTGATAATGTTATAGTTTGTGATTGATTTGCTATATCTGACGCTATAGATGCACTTACTGCTGTGAATGAACCAGATATTCCTGCTGCTGTTAAAGCTTTTACAGTAGCTATTTCAGCTAATTCACTATCCATTAAAGCACCTGCTGCAGTTACGTTAGCCGTATCTGTTACGTCAGCACTCGCTTCTATTCCGTCTAGTTTATTATGATCAGCATCTGTAAAGTCGTTAGTAGTTAAACCTCCATCTCCTACAGTAGGTATACTAGGTATATCTGCATAAGTAAGTTGAGCTGCTCCAGATACTAAACTTTGACCTTCTAATAAGGCTAATCCTACTTCTGATCCAGAAGCTCCTGCTATCCATTTATTGTTTGTTCCATCCCATAAAATCGATCCTGAAAGAGGTCCGTTAGAGTCATTTACATGTAATCCTCCTAATGCTGCTGCAGTACCATTTACTGCTAATATATTATCTCCTAAATCAATTGTAGTTGAATCTATTGTTGTAGTAGAACCTTGAACAGTTAAATTTCCTGTTAAAGTAAGGTTAGTAAATTGAGGAGAATCTCCTGTTTGTAATCCTGTATCTACATCTGTGTTAGCACCATTAATTGTAGCTCTTACAGTACCTTGAGAAGGTGAAGTAAATGCTGATGCTGAAACTACATTGGCAGGTAAAGCTGCAACAACTGCTGCATCTAATCCGTCAATATTATCTGCTGATACTGATCCTGATACTATATGTCCACCTTTTGCAACGACTATTCTACCTGAAGTAGAAGAATCAAATGTTACTGTAGCGGTATTGCTATTTGTTAAAGTTACACTAGCAGGAAGTATTAATACATCACTACTATTATATACTGTAACAGTTACATTTTTACTGTCAAAATTGTGACTTACTGCTACCGATGTTTGGTTTGTAAAGCTACTAGCTATAGTAGCTGATTGATCAACTGTTATATTTGTAAGAGCAGAACCGTCTCCTTGAAAGGATCCAGAAAAGCTACCTGAATTAGCTGCTGCTATATCAGATGCGATCGAGGCACTTAAGGAAGTTGATGAACCAGAGATGTCACTAGCAATTTGAGCTGAAGATGATAATGCTCCGACAAAAGTACCGGTTATGTTACCATCTACTGCTAAAGAACTAAGTTCTCCTGCTGATCCACTAAATATTATTTTTTTCCAAGCCATAATTGTTCTTTTCTTATTTTATTATTCTACATAAATAAACACTTCTCCACTTCCATCTACGAAAATGTTTCCGTCTTTTTGGTAATTTACATCGTCATTTGCTAGAGCTACTGCTGCTATTCTTGCATCAGCTGTTACTACATCTGTATTTGCATCTGCTCCTGCATAATCTAAAGACCATCTATTTGCTGTATCATCAAAGAATAAAGATGTACCTTGTCCATTAGTAGCTGAATTCTGAGCTATAATACCTGAGTTACCAGAAGCAGAACCTGAGTTAAGTAAGATGAATTTATCTTCTATATTTAAATCTGCAGTATTAATATTTGTCGTTGTTCCACTTACAGTTAAGTCTCCTGATAATGTTAGACTTGCAAATGTTGGTGAAGCACTTGTTACTAAGCTTTGGTTGATTGCTTTTACAGCTGCAAGGTCAGTTAATTCACTATCCATTAATGCTCCTGCTGAAGTTACATTAGAAGTATTAGCAGTTAATTTAGCATCGTTTGCTGTTACTCTAGTACTAAATGAAGCACTAGCTGCAGTAAATGATCCTGAGATCTGAGCTGCAGTTAAAGCTTTTACTGTTGCAATTTCTGCTAATTCAGAATCCATTAAGGCTCCTGCTGCTGTTACGTTAGTAGTGTCAGTTACATCGGCAGAAGCTTCAATACCGTCTAATTTTGTATGATCAGCATCTGTAAATGTGTTTGAATCTGTACCAGCTTCTACTAGAGCTACTACTTGAGCTGAACCAGATACTAATCCGGCAACTCCGTTAATTGCTATGTTATTATCACTTACTACTGTTGCTATACCATTACCTCCAGTGAATGTTAAAGTTTCACCTGTTGTATATGTATCATTAGTACCAGAGTCAGCTGATAATGTTATTGTTTGAGATTGGTTAGCAATATCAGATGCTATAGATGCACTTACTGCTGTGAAAGAACCAGAAATATCAGATGCTATTTGAGCTGAACCAGATAAAAGACTATCGTCTCCTCCTTTTAAGAATAACTTACTTTCAGATCCAGAAGCACCTGCTACCCATTGGTTATTTACTCCATCCCATAAAATCGATCCTGAAAGAGGTCCGTTAGAGTCATTAACGTGTAAACCACCTAAAGCAGCTCCTGTACCGTTAACAGCTAAAATATTGTCTCCTAAATCTATTGTTGTAGAGTCAATAGTTGTTGTTGTTCCTTGAACTTCTAAGTTACCAGTTAAAGTTAATCCTACGAATGTTGGACTACTACTTGTTGCTAATCCTTGATTGATAGCTTTTACTGATGCTTCAGAAGTTAATTCTGAATCCATTAAGGCTCCAGCTGCAGTAACATTAGCTGTATCGGTAACATCAGCACTTTCTTCAATTCCATCTAGCTTTGTTTTGTCTCCATCTGCAAAAGCACCTTCTGAAGGTTTTACTTGTAACGTAGAAATTGTTACACCTTTAATACCAGCAAGGTCAGTTACTTCTGAATCCATTAAGGCTCCAGCTGCTTCTACGTTAGTTGCATCAGTTACATCTGCAGAAGCTTCGATTGCATTCAGTTTAGAATGATCTGCATCTGTGAATGTATTAGAGTCTGTTCCTGCCTCTACTAATGCTACAACTTGAGCTGAACCGGATACTAATCCGGCAACACCGTTGATTGCTATGTTATTGTCTGATACTACTGTGTCGATACCATTACCTCCTGAAAACGTTAATGTCTCACTAGAGTTAAAAGTATCATTTGTTCCTGAATCGGCAGCTAACGTAAAGGAAGTCGAAATACCTGCAATGTCTGACGCTATAGAAGCTGATAAAGAAGTAGAAGATCCTGATATGTCGGCTGCGATTTGAGCTGATCCTGAAAGAATTCCTCCTCCAGTTGAGCTAATAAAGTTAGCATCGTTATTCAGCTGTGATATTGATGAACCGGATACTATTACTTTTTTCCAACTTGCCATAATTATTTGATTGTTTTAGTTTTTGATTTTAAGATTGTATTTTCTTTATTATAAATATGTATGAAGAATTATTCCTGACCAATAAAAAGATTATAATTCGAATCCATATACAGTCCTCCTTTTACAACTGTAGGAGTTCCAGATTGAGTAACCATAGTAAGCACTCCTTGGTCTGATATTCCAAAAGTTTTAGTTGAACCGCTATATATTGATAATGCATCTCCACTTGCATCTTTTTTTAATGTTAATGAACCAGTTACTTCTATGGAACTATTAGCAGAGTATGCTGATCCTGTCTGTTGAAATATATGTAAATCAATTGACCCTGTAATAAAATGTGCTGAACTAGTATCTAATGATACTGTTGCATTTCCTGAAGTTGCTCCTCCGCTTATACCATCCCCTGCTGTAACGCCTGTAATATCAGCTCCAGCTCCAGCTGAAGAAGGAAAGTTAAAAGATTCAAAAGATGCAGAGTTAGCAAATCCCGAATAACCTGGTGTAACAAAAGCAGTAAAGTAATTACATACGTATGTTTGATCTTCTTCTCTTACATAAACTACCTGTCCATCAGATAATCTAGTAGGATCTAAATTTACCATATCAGAACCAGAAGCGACGGTAATCCATCCTCCTTGTACGTAGGTTACTTGAGTAAACGCTCCTTGATTACCCGACCTTACATAAATATCTCCTGCGGTTATTGCCATCTATTAACTATATGTTTGTTCGTCAGCTATTAAATAATAAGTAGCTGCACTTGAGTTATACTGTTCTTGAAATATCATTCCCCATCTTTTATGTCCTTCTACAAAATCTTCTGTATCAAAATAATAAATCCCTGAATTCGATACACCATCTATACCGACTGTATTGTCTTGGTATAAATAATACTGTTTTACTTCATCTACTCCCGTAGGTAAATTTCCATCGTACATTTGTGCTGGTTTATTTTCTACTAACGACTGTGATGGAAAGACTACCATTAATATTGAGCCAGTAGAAGAAAAGTCTATTGATCCTACTGAACTTATACCTTCACTACCTGATAAATTTTCTAAAGAAGCACTTTTAAATAAACTTACTTTAAATGGTACTGTAGATGGAGTAAATTCTGTAGATCCAATACTACCACTTTGTAACATTGCTATTAACGATCCTGATGTAATAGGAGTACCTGAAGTATCTCCTGTTGCTCCTGCTAAGAAAGTAGCTTCACTATTAGGATTAGTATTATTCCAACCGTAAAAATAAGTTGTACCTAATTGATCTCTAGTTTCAAATGTTCTATTATATGATCTTGTTTCGTCAAAGTTATCAAATATAGATGCTGTATAATTAAATGTAGATCCTGTGTAAAATCTCTGAGTATTTTGGATTTGATAAGAAGATGAATTAGAATTTTGAGGTACTGCTTTTAAATATTCTACATCACCAGTTAAAGACATAGAAAAAGGAGTATCACTTTCAGCATCAGTTATACTTACAGATACTAAATTAGTATCCGGCATTATAGATGCTGTATAATTAGAAGTTTGATTTGTAAAGGATGCAGTTGGTGAAGCATTGGCAGCTACATTAACTGTAATACTTCCTGATCCTATATTATCGTATTGATCTCTAAAAGTAATATCTGATGTAATAGTATCTCCTGATCCTGTTGTAGAACCACTTATATGTAATCCTATACTTAAGTTACCATTACTGTTTACTGTAATAGCTGCATTAGAAGAAGTAAATGATTGAACGGCTGCTGAATTTAAAAGTGGTGAGTAACTTACTTCTAAATCTCCTTGAGTACCAGTTCTACCGTTTGAGTCTGTTCTTATCAAAGAACCACTTTCTGCACTTTCTATTATATAGAATGTACCATTCGTTGTTAAGCTACCAGTAGGTGCTTGAGAAATAGTAAATGGATCAGCAAAAATAGAAGTTTCGAATCCTTGATCATCTTTTATTGAACCTGTAAAATTATATGTACCGGCTACTATATTTTCTGTAGGGAATATTCTTAAAGTTGTATTGTTTACAAAAGAAGCTGATAAAGCTGCAGTTGAAGTAAAGGTTAAACTTCCTGTATCTATGCTATCACCTTCTGTATCAGAGAATACAAATTGGTAAACATAGTTACCTACTCTTGCTCCATTACTATTTAAATTAGCTGATTGAGCTTGAGTACTTACAGAAGGTCCAACGTTATCTGTTATGTTGACTGTAAATGTTTGTTGTGAGGTAGTACCAAAAGCATTTGAACCAGTTACTGATCCGTTTAAAGTACCTCCTCCTACATCACTTGAACCAGATATATTTCTACTTAAAGTAATATACCCTGAACTATCTATAGCAAAATCAGAAGATGGATTAACTGTCCATGTTACTGATTGGTTAGCTGTTACTCTTGCTGTTGTTCCTTCGAATCCAGATGTATCTTCGTATATATTATCACCACTTAGAGCTGATTCAATAGCATAAAATGCTTTAACTCCTGCTAAAGTAGGTGCTACATCGTCAGCTATTGGTAAATGTATAGCTGCTGAAGCTGAAGTTGTATTAAATGCATCAGATACAGAAGCTGAGTAAATATATGTGTTGATTAAGTCAGAATTTATAAATTGAGATCCTTTTCTTGTAATAACTCCTGTTGAACTCATTGTAAAAGGATCTTCGTTTGGTTGAGAGGATCCAGTTCCTGCATATGTACCTAAACTTACAGGAGTACCATCTAATTCTAGTCCAGCTAACGTAAAATTAGTAAATACTATTGTATCTTCTTCAGGATCTGAAGCTGATGCTTGTATACTACTTACTCCATCGTTTTCATCCTCGCTAAACCCTGATCCTGTTTGATTATTAAACGTTGGTATAACATTATCTGTTACATTTATAGTAATAGGTAGAAAAGTTATAGCATCTGTATCTTGACCTGCTATAAAATGTTCATCTGAAGCAGATATCGAAAAGCTATACGAAGCAGTTGTTTCAAAGTCTAAAGATGCTGTTGTTTGAGCAATACTTACATAAGTTCCGTATTTAGTTATACTAAAATGATCGCCAGGAACTGAACTAGATGTAATAGTTATAGCATCACTGTTAGTATCTGTAAAATAAATCTTTACTACTTCACCAGTTGAAGCATTTTCATTTCTAGCTGTAGTAAAAGATGTGATAATATTACCTCCAGTAGATGATTCTCTAAATACTGGTGCAGAGTTTGCAGTAACATCTATGTATAAGTTNTGATTAATAGATGCCCCAAAAGAATCTGTTGCTTTTACAGGTACTAAGTGAGCGTTTTGACCATCTCCTCTGTCGACTGTATTAAATAGTTCAACTATAGAAGAGGTTAATAAGGTTACAGCACCATTCGAAGCTACATTGACGAATCCGTCGGTGTATGAGCTTTGAGCGGAGAAAGTGATTGCTTGTGCTTCCGGGTCATTGGCGGTTAAGGTATGTATGGTTGACCCAGAAGTTAGAAATTCAGCTATATTTACGTTCGCATTAGAAGTAAACGATGGTGCTGTATTGGTATAAAATACTTTTTCGATAAAATCTGTTAAACTACCGGTTGTTCCAGGGTTAAATGAACTGGAAAACATAGAAGGTAGTAATTCTTGAGATATTATTCGGTTACCATTAAAGGTAGATGTGTCTGTACTAAATCCTTGTCTAGCAGCTGAAGAAGAAATAAATGTATCAGCTATAAAAGAAGCAGTATCTGCTTGAACTGCATGAGAAGAAGATAGTTCGTAGGTAATTTCATGGGAAGCTGATATAGCATAAGAAGCTGTAGCAGCGATTCCTGTGGCTTGACTTAAGTCTATTTGAGCTGATCCTGAAAATAACGTTGGTTTATTTGTTATATCTGCAAAATCAGTTGATATTGCTGCTATAGAAGCTGATAATGAACTAGATACACTAGATAATTCAGCATCTGTTGCAAAAGTAGCATCTAAAGATTGACTAAAACTTTCTAAAGCAGCTACTCTAGGGTCATTAGATGCTGTATATGAGTTAAAAGTAGTTTCATCTAGCTTACCTGTACCTACTTCTTGTCCATTTACATTTATAGACCCAGATACATTAAACGATCCGGTAAGATTACCGTACGTTCCTAGATTTCCACTAATTTGTTTCCATTTAATTAATGCCATTAGCTAACTAATTTTCCTGTTATCATAAATTCATCATCAGAATCTAAATCAAAATTTAGATTACTATTAAAAGTTATTATAACATTTGAACCGTCATCGGTAATAGAATCAATAGCATCGATTTCTGAAGCTATTCCGTTTACAAATACTGTAAAATCATCTTTTTGTACTGCTGGAAATCCTGCTGGTACTGTAGCGAAAGAAATACCTTCAAAAGTAACTACTGGATTAGATACACTAACCGTAGTGTTATTAGATGAAAATGCATTATTTAACGCTGTATATTCTTTTTGTTCTGGACTCATAGCTTCTTGTACTTGTATTATTCTTTGAGCAGCACGATCATAAAATCTAACTGATCTAGAATTAACTCTTGTTGACGAATATCTTCCCATTTATAAATATTATATATCATTTATATCTTTGACTGTTTCTGCACCAAATATCACAGCAGCCTTATTAAAGAACTTCATAGATCCCTGTTGGAGTGTGTTTATTCCATTCGGAACTAAGTGTCCTAGTAAATTTATACTAAATTCTGTCTTAACTAATCTATCTTGACCTTGTGCTAGCTCAGTTATAGTAGAATAGTTATCAATCATTGCTCTAAAACTAAACTTTTCAGGGTCTCCCCAGTAAGCATCAGAAGCATAGTTAATATTTTCTACTAATTTATTCATTTGAGCTACATATTGTGTAAAGATAACACAGGAATATACTAAATTAACATAATCTGGCATTACTACTCCTTGGTATTCTTTAGCAATAGATCTATTATTAAGTACTGAAAACCTATCGTAAGTGTTTTTCTTACTATAAGACTTTTCAAATACTCCAAACTGTGTAGGTAAGTTAGCATCCATCTTATTTCCAAGCTGTCTGTTCTTTTCTAGACTATCTCTTTTAATCATTATTAACGGTAATTGTATTTTACCGTTTCTATCTCTGTAATACCCATCTTTTTGTACTGCATGCCAGCGTTCTGGTGATCCATATAGTACAGGAACTGTTTTACTAGCACCGTTTTGTAGTACAGAAGGTTTAATAACATTGTTAAAATAGTAAAATATAGCTTCATCTATATCTTTTAACCCTATTTCAAACCTTTTTACATTATCATCCTTTACCGATCTTTGCAATTCTCTCTTTTTAAGGTTATTTATAGGTTGTTTAGACCCACTATAAGCTTCAACTCCATAAGTTTTTATAGAGTCTTGAGATAATTGCTGTTGATTCTTTGGTAAAGGTTTATTATTTGGCATACTTTCTATTCATATGTGTTCTGAATGCTTTTTTAAAGCCGGAAAACACTTTATATAGTTTTTCTAATTTTTCATCTTGTGGAAACTTACGAGTTACCTTTTTAAAGTCTTCTGCAGCATCCATTATATGGTTATCTAAAGAAACCATTGGAGTATATTCTACATCCCAACTAAATTGACCAGTATCAGGATCAAATCCTACTTGTTTAGTCTTAAAGTCGGGAGAATTTTGTTTCCAATCTTCTTCTTTTTCATTAAGTATGTCTTTTATTTTCATAATAATTAATATTCTTCGTTTTGAGCAAAAGTAATACCAGTTTGCTCTCTTCTAGTCTGATGACAGTCTAAAATTAAAGATACTGAGGTTCCAAATTGACTTCCATAGCTAGATAAGTTATAACTCTTATCTCTCCCAAGGAATAATTGGTTCTCTCTAATAGTATCTACTACATAGTAGTCTTCTTGCCAATTTAATATATCTCCTACCTCTGGTACTACAGATATATCTTCTAAATCTCTTCTTAATAGAGCAAAAGATGCTTCTCTGCTTAGATCCGGTCCGAAATCGTCAGTTGTTACTACTTGATCACCTCTAGTAATAAGACAATTAAGCTTTAACGGTTCTAAAAACGATTTAGTTAAACCTTCTCCATAAATATTTACTTCAGTATCTTCTATATTAAATTTATAGTATAAAATTTCTTGTTCTACTATATCTTTAAGTAGTTCTCTATTTATACCTACTAATAAATTAAAGTCTCTGTTAGATCCAAATAACATTATGCCTTTTCTATTGTTTGTTCTCCTATTTTTACAAGTTTTACGTTAGGGTACTTTGACATTGCCGTATTTTTTAATGATTCAAAGGCTTCCATAGCGCTTTTTTGTGTAATAAGTTTTATTTTTAATGTTTCAACGTTCTCCATCGTACTATCAGCTACTGTAACTGTGGTAATACCCGGTAAAGCTCTTATTAAGTCAACTATTTGTGACTTATCACTACCGTCTTCATACATTACCTGTATCATACCTTCATAAGTAGTGTACTGAACTTCGCTAAGTATTTGCATTAACTTCATTATCCTACGTATATTGTCATTGGTACACCTTTCAGTGTAGTATTCATTGCTTCTGTTTGAGCAGCTTGTGATTCTAGCTGGCTTTGCTTAGATGCTACCTGTAATAGTTCAGTTAATTCAGTTAAAAGCTTTTCTTTTTCAGTTCTTGCATCAGTTAATAGGTCTGCTTGGTTTAAAGTAGCTTCTGATCCTGGTACCGGTACTGTTTGGTACTTTCCTCTTACATATGCTAGTAATTCTTTAGCCAAAGCTAACGTATATCTATATATCCAGTCTCTACCTGGAGTGTTTATCTTTAAAAATGTTGGATTCTCATAAGGTACTTCTCCTACATTAGTTATTGTATCACTTCCGCTTTCAAATACAGCATCTTCTTTATCTTTAGTCTTATAATATTCAAATCTTAAGCTACCTGATATTTTAGGTACAGGGAATAGCTTTAATTTATTATTAACTAGTTCAAAAGAGTAAGCTGATCTTCTTATTTGATCATTGAATTCTATAGCTTGAGTTTTTAATACATCGTATGATGCAGGCATTAATAAAAAATTAATACCGGGGCTATAAGATCCAAAGTCAAAAGCATCCATTAATGATTGTACTCCTGTTCCAGTACCAGCATAAGGATCAAAGTACCTTAATATAGCTGGAGGAGATTCATAAAATACTCTTCTAACTTCTATACTACCTGTAATGCCTTGTTCAGTAGCCCAAGCATCTAAGTCATAATCCTGTACTGATTGAGATATCGGTAAAGACCCTGTATATCTTGTTACTTTACCTCCAACTTCTGCTTCTGTACCATATTCCTGACTTATCTTTATCATTTTCTGTAAAGAAGGATTTACTATTTTACTATTAGCACTAATAGCACTAGATGCTCCTTCCATAGAGATATAATTTTCTCTTATTTTATATTGAAATACTAAATTACCATAAGTAGTTACTGCTTCTTCAAAGCAAGCAAAGAAAGAACCTGATTGTAGTTCGACATCCATCATAGGAAATCCTAACCTAGTAGCACAAAATTTAGCTACCTTAACTGCTTCTGATTGAAATTCAGCATCGTTATCGTAGAATCCGAATGGAGTCATTCCAGCTGAGAATGTAGCTGTGCCGTCCCATATTTTTATTTCCGCCATACCTTAAACGTTTTTATATAAATAGTAATAAAAAAAGGGGCCGAAGCCCCTAAGATTATAAAATGTTTCCTATATTATTTTTTTTTAAAAATATGATATAGAAAAAAAGCACCTACTAAACCTAGTAAGCCTTCATTACTCAATCCGCCTAATATACCCATGATATTGTCTATCACTGATACTTCAGGCCAGAATGGTATTACAGCACCTTTAAAAAGTACCTCTAATACAACACCGAGAGCAATAACGCTCACTCCGATTTCTGTTAGTGCGTTGGCATAATTACCAACTTTTTTAAATAAATCCATGTAATTGATTTTAGTTAAACAATAGATAACTGCTAACTTGTGAAAGGAATTCCATCTTATATAAATAGGCAAAAAAAAAGAGGCCCGTTAGGACCTCTCTTTCTCATTTAAGAATTTAAGATATAATCTTAGATTGAACTTACGTCAGATACAAAGATTTTACCGTAGAATTCTGGTCTGATCATCTTCTTAGCATATCTTGTCATTAGACCTTTTCTTGGTGTGAAAGTGTCTGGATCATATACTAATGGAGTCATCATTAATGGTACATACGGTGCATATACAGCTCCTGTTTCTAGGAATTGTGAACCTCTATATCCCATAAGGATGATGTTCTCTTGCATGTATGGATTTTTGTATACTTTGAATCTGTTCGCTAAAGAACCAACTCTTTGTACACCCATGTTAAACTCTTCTTGGTTTCCATCTGTGTTAGCAGCATATCCTGGAATTGATTCTAAGATAGTTGCAACGTTTGGAGAACATACTAGGAAGTTTGCTCCACCTCTAAGAGTTTTTTGGTGAATCTTGTTAGATACTTTTTGGATTTTAGTTCCTAAAGTTTGGAACCACTGTCCTTGTGTATTGTAGAATCCACCACCGTCTACTGCGCTAGTTGCCCATGCAGATCCGTTCCAGTTTTTGTTAGACGCAGCTGACCATCTTTCAGTAGTTACAGCATCTTGGATTAACATATCTAAAATTTCTAGGTCAATCTCCATTGAGATGTACTCAGATAATAAAGAAGTTAATTCCGCTTCAGCATCGATACTGTGGTAAGCGTTAAGGTCTTGTGCAAATTCTGGCGTCCATTGTGCTTTTAATTTTCTAGTCTTAGCAACAATTGCTTCACTAGCTAATTTAACATCAATAGAAGGAATAGAAATAGAAGGTTCAACGTTGTTTCCGTCTCCTCCGTTTGCTTCAAAGTCTCCTCTTGCGTTATCAGTTGGCTGTTTGTGGTATACTAAAGATCCACTTAATTCTGTATCTACAGAAGTAGAACCCTTAGCAATAACGAAAGATACATTATCTCCTGATACTGTAGTCCATTTTGGAATAGTTACATCAGTTGAAGCAGATAAGATTCTAAATGCTCTTACACCTTTTAAGTCAGCGTCTAATCCTGTTACTGACTTAGTAATTACATAGTAGTCAGATGGGTTAGTACCGTCTTGATAGTTAATAGATGCAGAAGTAGCAGCAGCAGCAGATTCAGCTACAACAGCAGAAGCGCTGTTAATAGAGTATCCAAACTTTCCAGCTCCATATAAACCTCCAGAAGCATCAACATCTACACCGATCTTTGCAGATCCTGAAGATACGTTACCGTAAAGGTTGTCTCCTGCAGATCTTCCGTTTCTAGTGTCTCCATATTTGAAGTCTAAATAGAATACAAGACCTGATGGTAAATTCATTGGTTGTACAGATACGAAATCTTGTGCAACGATTTGAGCGAATACTTTTCTTACTAATGGTAAGACTACTCCCGCCCAGTTTTCACCTGCTCCAGCAGTGAAGGAAGCAGCACCACCGTGACCGGATGTGTTAGCTTCAGCAACTACTTGCTTAGCTTGGTTTTCTAAGATTACAGCCATATTGTTTTTGACTTTCTCGTTAGAAATCCCTTCTAGCAAACCAGATGCACCCCACTTTTCAGCAAGTTTTGCAGAGTCAGCTTGCATACTTTTGTAAGTATTCGAGCTCTCTAATAATTGGTTTAATTCCATGATTAAAAATAGTTATTAATTGTTAATTTAATTTTAAATAATACCGGCTAATTTTTGCATTCTTCTTACAGTGTCAGATACTTCTGCTATTACCTCTGGTTTAGCAGCTGTAGTTCCTCCAGCTTTAGAAGCCATACCTAATTTAGTTTTTGATTCTTTGATAGTTCTAGTAGCTTCTTTTTTACCTACTACACTGTCAGATACAGTTTCAAATACTAATTTAACCTCTTTTACACTCTCTGCTTTATCAAAAGCAGCGATAATGTTTACTTTTTGACTTTCTGAAAGATCGTTAGATTTAAAGATTTTGTTAACATAAAGTAATTTAGAATTCAATAGATTAACCTCATTAAGGTCTTTCTTTAAAGTTTCAATAGTTTCTAAAGCTTCCTGTAATTCAGTTGTTTCTTCAACAGCTTCATCATTTTTGCAGTGCTTTTCGTCTACGTCTTCTTCTTTGATTTCTTTTTTACCTTCGTGTTTTTCATCGTCTTTTGCTTCTTCAACACTTTCTTCTTTTTTGTCGTCATGTTTAGCTTCCTCTACTTCTTCTGAAGTTTCGGCTTCTAACTCTTTAAGAAGTTCATCTAAATCGATTTCTTCTTCTTCTGCTCCGTCGATAGCTGGTTCTTCGATAGATGGTTCATCGCCCATACCTTCGATATCTCCACCGTCTAAGTCATCACCTGCTGGAATTTCTTCCTCTCCGTGACCACCTTCTTGAGCAATAATATCTCTAACTAAATTTTTGAATTGATCAATAGATAGTTTAGAAATATCTTCGTCACCGTCAGGCATATCGTCATCGATAGGCTCTTCGGCTGGTTCGTCGATTTCCGCTTCGTCTTCAGATTCTTCTGAATCATCCTCGGCTTCGTCTTCTTCAGCTACAGCTGGCACTTCTGCTAGATTTTCTTCTACTGTTTCATGCTTTTCTTCTTTATCTCCCTCTTCAACAGTTTCATCTTTCTTGTCATGTTTTGCTTCTTCTACTTCTTCTTCAACAGTTTCTTCAACAGTTTCTTCAACTTTTGAATCTTCCATTTCTTGAAGTTTAGCAGCTAACATATCTTTTAGATGAGGTGTTAAAGATTCTTCTAAAGCTTCCTTAGCATTTGCAATAGCAGCTTCTCTTACAGATTTTGCTTCAGCAATAGCTTGCTTGAATAAATCCTTACTCATTATAAAATAATTTGTGGTTTCGTACGATTATTGGAATCGTAATGTGAAGTTAATAAAATTAATTGATACAGTATAGTGACTGTATATTCTTATATAAATATATACAGTTTACGAAAACCTACTACCAACTAGATAAAACTGGGAATCCGTCACTACCGTCTCTAGTAACTGGTGGAGTAGAACCTGTATTACCAACTCTATATAATACTGCATGGTCTTTATTACTAGCCGCTCCAAAGTAATCTCCTGATGTACCTGATACAATTAAGAAGTCACCTGAAGTTGGTTCTTCTATGAAATAAGTTCTACCTGTATTGTTAAAATACATAGTACCTGTGTTTGATGCATAAGTCTGGTCTGTGGCTAACATAGGTATATGTCGATCTATGACGTAGTTTGGAGAAGCTCCTGCTTTATCACTAACATAACCAGCTATATACTCTTTCAATTGAGAAGCTGAGTAATTGTAAATCGGAGATTGTAAGTTTCTCACACTACCTGAACCTGCAGATGAAGAGTGGTTTATAGATGTTTTAATAGTATAAGCAGTTAAGCTACCGCTAAATATTTCAAAACTTTCACTAAATAAAGTAGTATCACCATCTCCATTAGAAATAGAACCAGTATAATTATATGTACCTAATGCTAAAGAACCAGTTATGATTGCTTCTGCTACAGTATCACTAGTAAACGATGCTGATAGATTAGCGTTGTTTGTTAAACTAAAGCTTGAAGTATTAATAGTATCTCCGTAAGGGTCAGAAAAGGTAAATCTAAATGCTGATCCTGAAAGTTGCACTCTTGTTTCAAAGAAAGATCTATATGTAGTTGTAGTAACTATTGGTTCAGGATTAGCATTACTTAGTCCTGCATTGTGTTCTTCTCTTGCTCCTTCGCTTACAGCGTTTGCAGATCCTCCTATAGAATCACCTGTCTGTAAGAATTTTTGAATATCTACAACGTTTGGTTGTTGGTCAAATTTATTATAAGCTTTTGGATTAAACTGTTTGCTTCCTATAAGCCTACTAGGTTTATCTCTATATCGTTCTATAAGTTGTTTCTTAAACTTCTTTTTTTTGAACTCGTCCATAGAAGGTTATGCTCTTAATATATCGTTAATAATATTATCTACTTTTGCGAATTTTGATACTTTTACTTTACCTTCCTGTAAAGCTATAGGATTCATAAATGCACCGTGAGTAGAAGGATTAGATACAAAGTCCCAGCATACTAATTCAAAGTCTGGTTGTACTTCTAATTGTCCTTCGTTTGTTTGTTTAACAGAACCTGTACCTCTAGAAGAGATACCAATTGTATGTCCTGCTCTTATAATTTCTTTTACTATATTTCCTGCTGGTGTGTTTAAAAGTTCCACTTTACCCATCAGATCGTTTCCTTTCCAATATAGTTCTTTTACTATATGAGAAGCGTTTTTTAGAGATACTACAGGAGTTTCAGGATGATCTAATTCACCAAATGCATTTCCTCTCTCTACAAATTCTTTTATATATTTAGCAGCTTCTCTTTCTAATATTTCTTTAGAATAAGTTCTACCATTTTGATTTTCAGCAACTGCTCTTTGCATAACTCCCTCTACTTCAAAAGTACCCGGTCTTTCTTTAGACTCTCTAAGTACAGATTTAAATGGGGTAACGTCTACTAATAGTTGTGCCATATTATTTTTTTTCGTTTAGACCAAACATAGTTTGTTTTGGTGCTATTTCTGCCTCTGCTTCTCTTTGTAAGTCGTCAAATCTTGCAACTTTAACTTGAGGTAGTTTAATATCTCTATGAGATAATTTTCTTACTGGGTTAAGGTCTTTAAAAAAAGCTGTTTCGATAGCTGGTGCTAAAAATGCTCCTACTTTCATTCCGTCTGGTGTTTCTATTTGACCAATCTTATCCATTGCACTTTGAACTCTTTCTCTAGATTTAGCAAAATAACCTTCCATATCTGTTACGATATTTTCTAGGTCATTTATTACTACTTGCATACCTTTATAGTCTCCGTATTTGTCTCCTATATCAGATAATTTAGCTGTAGCTGCTTCTTTAAGTAAAGATTCTTTTATAATCTTTTTGATAGCTTCTTTTAACTGCTCATCTTTACCCATCGCTTTTTTGATTGCTTTATCTTTAGCAGCCATATAATCATCTGAATCTACATCTCCGTCTCCGTCATGATCTTTACCTTTAGCTTCAAAGTTATATGTATCCGCTGCATCGCTTCTATTGATAGCTTCGAATTCTCTTATATAATTTTCCCACTCATCTAAATACTTTACATCGTGAGCACTAGATACATCATGCTTATCTTGTAATTCTCTTTCATCTTCTTTGTAAGTATTACTAGACATATAGTCTTCTAATATATCATCATACTTACCTTCAAAAGCTATTTGGAAGAATCGATATTCGTGTTCATCTACCATATGTCCATCTCCTTCAGCTACTGCTGCAGTTTCTTCTACTTCTTCTTCGTCTATTACTTCTTTCATTTTAGAAAGTTTTAAAGCATCTTTTTGTGCTTTTTCTCTTTCCATATCTCTGATCTTATCAGCTGCAGCCATTAATCTATCTAAAGGTACTCCTAGTCTTTTAGCAAGATCTTCTAATTTACCTTCTTTTAATAGTGCTTTAAATTCTTCTTTATTTTCTTTAAGGTTTGATTTTTTAAGACCATTAAATACATCTATTTTTCCTTCTCCTCTTTTTACCTCTACTTCTTTATCGTGTTTATCAACGTTAGAAGATTCACCTGAAAGTAAATTAAGGTAGTGCATTGGATCTTTAGTTAGATTTTTATCTGCTGCTGCTTTTGCAACATCATAATCTTCTAATGTAATATTTGAACCTGCATGTACTTCGATACCTTTAGCTTCTAATTCATATCTTATTCCTCTCTGAAATGCTTCATCTGAGTAAGGTAGGCAATCTTCAGCATATTCAGCTTCTTTTGCTTCTACTACTACTTCCTCCTTAGTCTCAAATAGTAACCCTCTATTTTTAAGAATTTGAACTGAGTCATCGAATCCATTAAATTGTGTAATGTGCTGTGGTTGTGCAAGTCTCATTTGTCTTACAAATTCACCTTTTGCCATATTACCTTCTAATACGGCTCTGTACTTTTCTGTTACTGTTACTTGTCTCATTTTTTATAAATAATCAAATCCTTTAGTATGTGATGGTCGTTTAGGACGACTAACCTGTTTGAAACCTAACTTAGTTAAAGTCTTTTTAGCTCTAGTAGCTTTACCGAAAGCTGCAGGAGTTGCATAATTCATTCCATCACCAGGAGTAAATGTAGCTGTGCCTCCAGTTACGTTAGCTTCATCTAATTCTTGCATTACCTCTCTAACTAACTCTCTTAGTTTTCTACGGGTCATAATTTATTTAACTCGTTTACTAGATCATAGTACTGCATCAAATTAACTAAATGAGTATCGTTTACTTTTTCAGTAGCTTTAAGAGGTTTTATACTCTTTGATACTTCATCTAATTTTATCTTAATAATATCATCTGTAATTCTATCTCCTGCTTTTTTTACTTCTTCAGAGATTTTCTTTAATTCTTTATTTACTAATGTAAATAGTTTTTTACTTGAATTAACAGATGTTATAAATTCTTTTAATATATTCTTTTGTTCTGGTAATAGGTCAATGTATTTTTCATTGAATTTTTCTAACAATATTTTAAACGTTAATAGTTTTAAATCCTTGTCATACTTACCATATTGCTCAATAAGAGAGTCTTTTACATCTTCTTCGTTTTGCTTTTTAGATGTTAAGTGCTCTAATAAAGTAGTTTTATTATTAATTAAAAAGCTAGGGTCTACTAAATTAGAATTATTTTGTGCTTCTAATAAACAGTATAAAGACGCTAGTGCTTTATAGTCTCTTACATCGACGCTAAAAAATTCGTCGATATTATATTTTTCTTTTATTTCTGATATCAATTTATACTTTTCTTCTTTAAGTATTTTTTGATTAAATTTTCTTGAAACCTCAGTAATAGTAGATATAATTGTTTCTGCTTTAGCTTGAGATACTGAATTGTTTTTAACTACGAATTCGTATAGCTTATATTCTTTAGCTAAAGTAGTTTTACCGCTATAATACTTTTTTAATATCTTAATAGCTTTTGACTCTTTATTTTCGAGTACATCAGCAGCGATTTGCTTTACAAGCAATTCATATATAAGACCAGTATTGCGATACTTAGAATGTTTTATCTTCATTGTATACGTTTACTA